CGCTCTTTCCTCAGCTCCTAGTGGTACAAAACCACCTTCTCTATAATCTTTTTCTAAGCCACCCATATCTATCATGCCACCTTCTGCATATCCTGGTAGGCTAGCTAATCCACCATCAGCAGCATAGAAAGATCTTTGTACTGCAGATTTAGGAGGCATAAAATATAATGCAGATTGTGTTGGATCTGAATAATAATCTTTAGCTTGTTGTCTAATGTTTGCTACCATTGGCTGTACACCTGTAACAGGTACACCTTCGTCAATTTCTTCTTCATCATCACCACCCATAAAGAATGGTGCAGCTATACCTGCAGCACCTAAACCTGTTAATGCTGCTCTACCTAAACTAAAATTACCTTCAGGATCTCTTACTAATGGTGCAAGTAAACTACCTTTATCAAACAATCCTTTAGTTTTTGCAAATAATTTAGTAAAATTACCTAGACCACCACCGCCTCCGAGTGCGCCTCCAGCTAAATAAGCTCCACCACCAAGTAAAGCCAGTTTACCTATTGGTGATTTAACAACTTTTTTTACAGCACGTTTAGCTTTTTTTACAATCTTACCTAGAAAATACCCTTGTCTCGGCTCGTCTAGTGTCATGATACCACCGCCAGCTCTAAGTTGTCTTTCCATATTCATTCTTGAAATTGCCATAGTTTGTCCTTTTTAACGTCTTTTTATCCTATAATCAACATCTAGTTAAACCTGTTTGCTGCGATCTGATTGTCAATAAACATTTGTTCATCATCTGATATAGGTTCATTATTTTCTATCATGTTAGTATAGTTATCCATCTGACCTGTAAAATCAGATCTAGCAAATGGAGAATCATAATAAGCATTTGTTCCTGTCAAACCTTGATTTGTAACTGGAAGTTTTAGTAAACGATTATTTGGATTGTCAAAAGAAACAATGTTTGGTTGAGTATCATCATCTTCGTCATCTAGAAACTCATTGTAGATATCTAAATAATTTGGATTAATACTACTAAGACCACGCATATCGTATGTCGGTTGGTTGTATCTTTTACCATAACCTAGTCGTTGTCCAATATTTCTAATTATATTTCCTAAAAATCCGCCACCCGTAAAAAGACCCATAAGACCACCACCTCTATTGTACATAGCTTTTCTTGCAAATACGTTATCACCCCTTCTTGCATAAGCTTTAGCTCTTGCCAACTCGGCTGGTGAGATTGTGTTTTTACTATCGAAAAAACCTGGGTTAACTCTTTGTCCACCACCGGCTGTAATAAATGCACTTCTATAATCTTGTATATCTGATGGTAATTGTTTTGTAACACCGGGTGGTAATTGTACATTGGTCATTCGATCTGTACTTATATTTGATTCAAGTTCTCTTCTATCTGCTCCACTTCCACCACCTGCTTCAGCAGCACTTGTTGCAGCACCAGACATACCTGTATCTCGACTTGGATCTGGACCATCAAATGATCCATAACCGTTTAAACTCATAATACCTGATGGTCCTCTATTGACACCACCTTTTAATGAACCATGTAAATCTTGTTTAACAAGTAAATCTTTTTCTGCTTTTGTGATATATGCTAATTCTGTTTCAGGATGATCAGGGCTAGATTTCCATTTTATAGGAGCTTTAACTTCTTTTTGTTTGCCCAGATAATTTTGAACTCCGCCTTGTAGTATTGGTTTTTTAGTCACTCTGTTCTCCAAATAAATCTAAATTATTAAGCAGGCGTAGATAACCTGAAATACTATATTTTATTTTATTTTTGTATTTTCGTCAACTTTTTTAACGAATTGTAAGGTCTATTCTAGATCATCTTTGAAACGACCACAATAAGAATATTCTCCTACATGGGTTATATAGTCGTTTATATAGGCATATACTTTGCCACCTATGTCAACCCATCTTTGGCAAAACCCGAAGTCTTCTCCAAAATAACGTTTAGTAACAGGATCATGCAACGTATCAAATAAATTGTACATATTCTCTTTTTTAACCTCAACTCCATTAATAATGGTAGGTTGGAATATCTCTAAATGAGAGTATTCTTTAATCATTTTTTCAAGAACATTTCTCTTAATTAACATGCATCCAGTAGGAGCATGAGTTAATTCTATAAGTCCCTGGTCCACGGTAATGGAGTCTGGATTATCTAACTTTACAGGAAAAGTAAAACCTGATTTTGCTAGATCATCAGCACTATGTTTCGAGGTATTTCTTTTCCATATTTTATCCCAATTTAATGTTTTCATAGGATAAGGAACACTTATAATATCTTTGTCAAAATTTAACATTTTAAAAATAGTTTCAGAATTAAAATCAATGTCAGAATCAATAAACAATAAATGCGTATAGTTGTCTTCATGATTTAACATTTCTGCAACACATAGATTTCTACCTTGTGTAACAAGAGAAGATTTTAATAATGTAAAACTACACTGTATTTTTTTGGCCCAACATGCTTGTTGGAATTTTAACACAGCTTGACAGTAATGCATACTGACATCACTATGACATGGGGTACATACCATTATTTTATAAGGAGATTGTTCTCCTATATTTATTTCTGTTACCGTGTTTGTTTTTATTGTTTGATAAGTGTCATTATTCTCAACAACAGTTTTATCTTTATTGAACCATATAGGATCATTTGGTTTTTGCATCTAAAGCTCCTTTTAAAAATCTAGTCCAACCGTTTGCTATTTTATTCCAATTGTAAAAAATATTTACATAAAGAGATTGTGATTCTAAATGATTATGTATCTGTGTACTGTGTAATGTATTTGCTGCAGCATCTATACTATGAGCAAATTTTTCAGCTAACCTTTTATAGTTATTATCGTAAGGTATATACATTGGAAACTCTGCACCTGTTTCAAACAATGCTCCATAGTTAGTTGTAATACAATACAGACCACCTGCCATACATTCTAATAAAGATATACAAGACGTTTCTTCGAAGATACTAGGATAAACATACATATTATATTTATGCATGTTTTCTTTTATGTATTCATTAGGTTTGTAACCTATGTAGTTTACGTTAGGTAAAGATTCTGCTTGTTCATATAATTTCCTATAATCATGATCATTTTGTTCGTAAAAATTTTTTCCATAAACTTCGGTTGAAGAATATACATCTAAACTAATTAAAGGATTCTTAACCAATTGCATAGCACCTAACAACACACTAAGTCCTCTCCAGGGTGTATTTTGATGTATAATTTTTATAGGCTGACCAACTTTATAAGGTTCAGCTTTTTGAATATTATCTATACCATTTTTTATAACAACACATTTTTCTAAAGGTAAATCAAATACGACTCTAAATTTTTCAAAAGTCCAATGTGAATTAAATACATACCAATCATATTTATGATGATTAGATTTATCTTTAAACCAAGGAGTTATATTAGGCTGGTCCCATGAATTTTTTTGCCAAAGTATATTTAATTTAGTTGGGTGTAACGGAATCTTTTCAGGTACAGATGTTGTAATTTGTACTTGGTCTAATATTTTTTTATCTACGTATTTTTCTAAGTAACTAAATTGTAACTCAGTCCCACCTTTAGGTGTTTGATTTTTTATCATCCATTGCTTTCTGTAATAAATTTAATCCTTTCGGTGATACTTGAACTGTTATGTCTTGTGCAATATGATCTGCAACTGTATCAGTGTTAGGATCAGCTATATCAGCATCTTTCTCTTGTTCATCTTTATATACTTTATTAGTTCTAGTGTTTCTTAGAACTGTTATTGTCGTGCAATCAATTTTTAATATATCATCCATTCTGTTGTGACCTGTCTATTAAAGCATAACTTATCAGGCCCTGTATCTTATTACTGCCTGTAGCTGCTGTTACTGTTATAGCATCACCTGCTTCTAAATTCAAGCCTTGAGGAGAAGCATTTACTTGCGACTTAGCTGCCAAGTCATCTCTAAAAAATTCATATTCAGTATTTGAATCAGATGAGTCTACAAAATTCATATTCACTACAATAGCCGATGATGCATCATTGTTTGCACAATAAACACTTTTAACTATAATTGTACCATCAGTAGGACAAGTAAGCACCGTTGCTTTAGCTGTATCAGCTTGTTTAAAACCTTGGTTTTTATATTGTATTGTCATGATAAAAAGTAACTATATATATCTTGTTCTTCTTTCAAGTCTTCTTGAAAAGAAAAATTAAGTTGATTTTGTAAAGAAGTTAAAGACTCTAATATTTGTCTTTGGTTTTCTACGTCGTACTCTGGTTTAGGTTCAGGTATGTAGTTATTTATTTTAGCCATTATCTACGTCCATCAGGTTGTGCGTCTAATCTAAATGTACCATAACGCCATGTTTCACCTGTACTATCATTTTCTATTTTAAGAGAAACTAGTCTACCTCTTGCACGTGTATCTATTTTATCAGTAGATGAAGTTACTGTAAAAGGACCAAGTGGTGAACTAGTAGCTGTGTTGTTTGGATAATTATTTACTAGTAAAGTAATTTTTGAGTTACCTGTAAGAACTTGAAAGTCTGGTATAAATCTTCTAACTGACATAAAAAATTCACCGTCTCCTCTGTAATTAGGAATTGCTGTTGTCTTTCCAGTTATATTCATAGATGCAGTAATATCAAAATCACCTGATTGAATAAAAGCATCAATAGAACTAGTACCAGAACTATTTACTTGATCAGTTCCTTTTTCATGTTCATAATATGTAGATGCTCCATAAGTATTTGTAATTCCTTGTATATCAAAATTAGGTGTAGCTGTTTTATTATATTCAGTTGCAAAAGGTAATTCAAAGACACCTTGATCTAAATAACTACTTCTTGCAAGAGAACTTGTAGTCCATAAATTTTCTAAATAATTATAAGTAACACATCTATCTATTTGAGTAGAATTTGCTTTAGGGTAAAACCAATTTATTTCTGTATACAAAGAATTATGTTCTGCATAAACTAGTTGACTAGAATTATAATTTATACCTAAGCCATCTCCTTTTGTTGTGAATACAAAATCTTCAACTAAACAAGGGATAGATTTTACAGTACCATCAAACATAAAAAACCCGCCTTCGCCCGACATCCAGAAAACAATACCGTTAGAATAAGTAAGTGCGTTTTGACCAATTAGTCCGCAGTTTGTACCCACCTGTCTAACAGAGAATGTAAAAGGTGATCCAACAAATTGAATTAAATATGCAGAGGTATCTGTTAAAACCAATGTGTAGTCTTTACCAGATACAGCTCCTATAATTTCATTACCTTTATCAAGTCTAAAAGTACCTGCAGTATTGGTAGCTGTAGGTAAATAAGTATTGAAATCTTCTTGGTTAGAAAATCTTATAAACATTGGATCAAATGTTGATGTAGTTCCAATAGTTGTTTCTGTACCAAAATGAAACACGTGTCTGTCTCTATCTGATACTTGAGTTAATCTTGTTTTAGTAGGAGCGCCCGTCATTACTGCAGCTCTATTAGTTGTTGGATTAGCCGCTCCCGCATTCCAAGTAAATGTTCTACCATTTCCAATAGTTGCAATTAATATTTGACCAAAGTTATCTAGCGACCACAAGCCTGGATCTAGAATTACGTTAGTAGTTGATCTAGGTGTATTCCATGTACTAGTGCTCCATGTAGAAGCACCCCAACCAAAACCACCGGTTTGAAAAGTTGGACCAACAATTTCATAGGGGTCAATTTGAGCAGACCCTGTTCCACTACTTGCACCCGCAGAATTAGAAGGCATTGTAATTTGAAATGTATTTGATGTTTTATTTAAAACTTCAAAAGTATTATCGGTAAAATCTGCCGTTGCGTAGCCTGAACTTGTTGGAACAGATACACTTGAAAATGTTATATATCTTCCATCTAACAAACCATGTGAAGTTTTATTAACCGTAACTGTTGCTGACCCAGAGGTAACTGTAAAAGTAGCTCCTGTAATTACATCATTATCTAAAGGAGAAATGTCATAAAATCTATTGTTAGAATATAAAAATAAACCCTGTGAGGTTCCTATTGCTACATATTTTTCACCAGCAATACTAGTAAAGGCATGCTGAGATCTTGCTACACCTGGTAGAGTGTTATTTGAACTAGTTAGTTGATTCCAACCACCTATTTTTTCAGGTAAACCATATCTAAATCTTACAAAATCTCCATCAACCCATTGCGATTCAGCACCTGAGTCTGTGACTTGTTTATTAAAACCAGGTTTAAAATTAAGTTTTTGTAACATATTTTATCCGTATTATAAAAGAAACAAGGATAAATATATCACTTTCTAAACCAACTTGGAAGTCCTAAATGTGGGCGTCCATCGAACATATTCTTCTTCGCCCCTGGTGTTTTACGATTATTATAATGTAAAAAAACTTGAACACATTCTTTACCTTTAAATTTATTTCTCCAGTGTTCTAATTGACAACCAGAATACACTAACATATCTCCTGGTTTTAAATCTACTTTAACACCCTTCTTACCTGTTTCTCCAGATGGTTCTAAGTATATAGGCCAAGGATCTCCACCAAGATTCATAGTAGTAGATATCTCACAACTAAATCTATCTTTGTGTCTTTTTAGTACATCTCCTTTTTTATATATCCTAGCATATGTATATGCTGGATATAATTTTAATCCAGTTGCTTTTTCCATAGCTGGTTGACATTTAAGTAATAAAGTTTCCATTGCAGTGTCAGAATAACAACAATAAGTATTTGGTATTTGATCGTCTTTATTTTCATAGAATCCAATTATCTGTTCATATGGTGAAAAATATCTTTCTTGTTGACATGTATCTAAAACTTGTTTCTGCATAGAAAAATAGTTTGCAATAAATGTAGCTAAGTCTTTTGAGATAGCTTGACGAATAACTGTGTATTTATTTTTTTTAAAGTCCATTAAAAATAGTTAAAGTTAATTATAATTCTATTATTACAATCTGTAGAATTTGTCCCGTAATGTGCTTTATCAGAATCAAATAAAACCATTCTATTACTTTTGCTTTCTACTTTTTTATCTCCTATCATCGTGTAACCATTATTATCATTTAAATAGTATATTGCAATTTTACATTTAAAATTTTGATCGTAGTGTTTATCGGATTTAATTAATTTATGACTTATAGGAGTTAAATTAGCTTTTACTCTAATTAAAGATAAAGGTTTTAATTTTTTTATTATAGGATCTAAGTGATCAAACTTATTAGAATTAACTTTATTATCGCTATAAAATATGTGCACAAACTGATACTCAAATAATTTTGGATCAGAAGTAGGTTGCCAGGTTTTATTATGATTATAGTACCAAGGAAAATAAGTTGATTCCATGTTATTTTTTAAAAAAATATATTCTTCAGTAGATAAATAATTATCTTTTATTTCAACCATTTCTAGCCATTTCTTTTGGTACTGCTTGTATGTTCCAATGTATAAATCTAAAAGGTTTAACTCCATGATCTACAACAAACTCGTGTTCTAAATAACCTGGAAATATAATTAATGTTCCAGGCAACGGTCTAAGATCTATCAAATCATTACCAGGCCATACTCCCTTTAAATTTTTTTTCATTTTTAATTTTGTAGCTCTAGCTCCAGTACGTGGCTCATGAAATACAGGATAAGAGGTTTTATCACTACACTTTAAAAAATAAAAACCCGATACGTGTTGATTCCAATGCACGTGTGCTGAATGGTGACCACCACCTTTTTTAGAAAACTCTTGTACCCACATTTCACTAAACATAGATATATATTGTTGCATGTCAAAACCTTGATGCTCTAAATATTCCCAAGATTTTTGACCAACATAGTTTCTTAAATCAATAAAATCATTATCATGAATAAGAGGTGTTGAGTGATATGATCTTCCAAAATCACCATGCTCTTTTATATAATTTTTTTCTCTTTTACGTGCTTCAAGAATATATTTGTTACTAGCTTTATTTACAGAACTTAAAAATTCTGGTTTATGTTCACTCCAAATAGTTGTGTTAAAATAATTATTTATAATCATATTA